ATGATACGAGCATCAATAGCTGCTGTTGTAGCAATCTTATTATCTGCTGCGGACCAAGTTTCTCCAGACTGTATTTCACCTACACTGCCTAACTTATAGAAGTTAGCATCAACCTCTGTTTCTGTGTAGTATCTATTATCTAACTGTCCGGCATTTAATTCCGTTTCTGTATAATATCTGTTATCTAACTGTCCAGCATCTAGTTCAGTTTCTGTGTAGTATCTACCATCCAGTGTACCGTCAGCTATCTTAGCATTAGTAACAGCATCGTCTGCAATTTTAGCTGTAGTTATGTTAGCATCTGCAATCTTAGCTGTAGTAACATTACCAGTATCAATCTTAGCTGTAGTTACTGCGTTATCTTGAATCTTTCCAGTACTTACAGCATTACTTGCAATCTTAGTACTTGTAACTTGATTATTGCCTATGTGAGCTGTATCAATAGATCCGTCAGTATAATGCTCAGAATCTATAGCATCGTCAGCTATCTTAGCTCCTGTTACTACATCAGCACCTAGAGCTGTAGTGTCTACAGAACCAGCTGCGTAATGTTCAGTATCAATAGAGTCGGCTGCTAGATGTTCTGAATCTATAGCATCATTAGCTATCTTAGCTCCAGTAACTGCATCTGCTGCTATCTTAGCAGTAGTAACTGCACTATTAGCTATCTCAGCTTCTACAATATTTCCACTTGATGCAGATGTAATTCTACCCTGTGCATCGACTGTAATATCAGCAGTAGTATATGTACCAGCAGTAACTGAAGTATGAGCTAATTTATCTGCTGTAACTGCATTATCTGCTATCTTTGCAGTTGTAACCGCATCGTTAGATATAGTTAGTGCACCACTACCAGTTACATCACCAGTATGTGTAGCGTTAGTTACTTTAGCTGTGTTAGCTGCTATCTCAGTATTAATAGAGTTAGCTAGTTTGGCAGTCGTAACTGCGTCGTCAGCTATATGTTCTGTGTCTATACTACCATTTACGTAGTGCTCAGAATCAATAGCATTATCAGCTATTTTTCCGCCTACTATAGCATCGTTAGCTATCTTACCTGTAGTAACTTGTAAGTCATCGATATGTTCTGTGTCTATACTACCAGCTGCATAGTGCTCTGAGTTAACTGCATCGTTAGCTATTTTATCACTATTAATTGCATCGTTGGCAATCTTAGCGTTAGTAACTGCTGCATTAGATATTTTAGCTGTAGTTATATTGCTATCAGCTATCTTAGCTGTAGTTACATTAGAATCAGCTATCTTAGCAGTCGTAACATTAGAGTCAGCTATCTTAGCTGTAGTCACTCCACTGTCAGCCAATTTAGCTGTAGTAACATTTGAGTCTGCTATTTTAGCTGTAGTTACATTAGCATCAGTAATCTTAACAGTTGTAACTGCGTTATTAGCCAGTTTAGCAGCACTTATAGCACCATCTTTTATATCACTTGCTAATATTGTTTGATTCTGTTCTTCTTGTGCAGCATATAATATCTGCGTCATATTGTTGTTAAGGTCTGCTGCCTTAA